TTCAAGGCGGTGCGGGCAGCGAACACGGACGCCGAGTTTATGGTGCGTATGACCGCCGGCCGCCATGTCATGGAACACGGCGGCTCCCTCGACGAGGCATGGAAGGCGATCAGGAAGTTCCACTTTGACTACAGCGAGCTGACACCGACTGAAGCCAAAATCAAGATGGTGATTCCTTTCTGGAAGTGGCAGAAGAATATTCTGCCGGTGCTGATCGAGTCGATTGGGAACCGGCCGGCAGCGTGGTCGAGGCTGCGGCAGATCAAGGGCGAACTCGAGTACGCCAGCGACGCCGAAGGCGTCGTGCCCGACTACTTCATGGAGAACCTGGGTATCCGTTTGCCGTGGAGGATGGACGGATCGCAACTGTACGTCCTGCCTGATTTGCCGTTCAAGGATCTGAACCGTTGGATGCGGTCCGATGACCGGCCGATCACGGGCATCAAGCCGTTGGACATGGCAACTAGGGCGTTTGCTGAATCGGCGTTCCCGTATGCCAAGTTGCCTATCGAGTTGTGGGCAGGGAAGCAGTTCTTCGCTGATCTGCCGTTGAAGGGTCGTTTCCAGAATGTGCCGCCGTCGTATGCAAACATTCCTGGTTTGATGCCGCTGCTCGGTGGTTTGGGGAAAGCGGAGAAGAACCGGCAGGGCGAATGGAAGATGACTGATTCGGACCTGTATGTGTTGGATCAGATGATGCCGTTCATGGGTCGGCTGCGCCGCCTCATCCCTGGCGAGGAGAAGTACGAGAAGCGTTGGATGACGACGTTCCTGTCGACGATGTTTGGTGGCGGTCTGCGGGCGAACACGCCTGAGGAGCGCCGCAACCAGCTGATTCGTTCCCAGCGTGAGCTGGAGGACGACATGAAACGCATGATCGATATTGAGGTCCGCAACGTCTAGACTCGCTGGGACGGAAGCGGGTTAGGTTGATGGACTTCATCTCACGCACTGATTGGCATGCGAGACCGCCGAAGCGAGCATTCACGCGGCTTCGTTCTTCCCGTGTCGTGGGAATAGTCGTTCATCACTCTGGCGTCGCAAACCCGCCTGCTGGCGTGAACGCTGTCCGAGCCTACGAGCGGTACCACATGGACACTCGAGGTTGGAACGCCATCGCCTACAACTGGCTTGTTGACGAACGCGGAGTGATCTACGAGGGACGCGGCCCAGGGATAGTTTCTGGAGCGACCAAGCACAACAACTTCAAAACAGAGAGCATCTGTTACACGGGCTATGGCGGCAGGAAAGTCCCTGAGGTCGCCCTCGTAAGCATTACCGAAGTGATTGAAGACATTCAGGGCCGCTACGGAGGGAGACTGTGGTTGAAGGGGCATCAGGATTTGGCGGCGACGACCTGTCCAGGGTCGGAGCTGTACGCATGGTTGAAGAATGGTTGCGTCGTGTACGAGGGGAACCCGTCGACCATTGATTTCGAGGGGATCGCACGGTACATCAGGGGATTGGGGGAGAAGCTCAACAATATTCCGTTGTCGAAGGCCCGTCGGTCTCGAGGCCAGATGGTTCAGTTGCTGCAGGGGCGGTTACAAGACAGGGGCCATGATCCTGGCGGCATCGACGGGGTGTTCGGGTCGAGGACGAAGACGGCTGTGAAGTCGTTTCAGCGGGCTGTAGGGTTTCTACGCCCTAACGGGGTGGTAGATCAGACAACGTGGGACGCTTTGTTCCTGTTGTAGGAGGACATTTGGATGCCTAAGGACACTGGTTACGGCTCTTTCGAGGAGACTTTCGGCAGTCAGAACGACCAGCCGTATGACTCGTCGTCGTCGTTCAACATGTGGGACATGTCGCAGAAAGCCAAGAAGGCTGCTGCGTACCTTCGTTCCACCAAGCTCGGCAACGCCAACAGTGGCGGCCGCCCGTTCGGGAAGTAGGACACTATGAGAGATGGTTCAACGCCTCGTCTGGTCAAGGCAACCCAGGTTTTGGTTACTGCCGTGACGCGTCCGACGCGGAATCTCGGCACGTTGACCTCGGGCGCCATGAGTCGCATGGCGAGCGGGATGCGTTCAAAGTTCGACGAAAACGACTAGTGGCCGGCAAGAAGAAGCCTCGCAGGCCGCGGTACTAGCCGTGCCTCTTCGCCGTGGGGCGAGTCGCGCTGTGGTGTCGCACAACATCGGCAAGTTGATCAGCGAGGGCTACTCGAAGGATCAGGCAACGGCCATCGCCTATGATAAGGCTGGCCTTGGGAAGAAGGGTAAGAAGTGACTACTTCATCAAAGTTTTCGTGGGGGCAGTGGGGCGAGCGTGCGGCATGGACTGCCGTGCAGGCTTTCGTCGCCGTTCTCGTTATCGGTGACGCGTCGACGCTTCGGACGGCCGCTATGGCTGCCGCAGCGGCGACGCTTTCTGCTGTGAAGTCTCTGGCTAAAGCGCGCCTCGGGTCGTGAGCGGAGAAGCCCCCCTCGACTTTGAGTCGGAGTGGGCTTCCTGGTTCAACGGGCCCGTGCGGCAGGAGCTGCAGAAGGGAATCAGCGACGAACTGGACCGCACCAGCGGCCTGTTCGACGTTCAGGACGGCACCCACGCCAAGTGGAGCGAAGACGTTCTCGGGGTGTTGACGGTTTTCAACACCGAGGAGATCGTCGCGTTGCTGTGCGCCTGGGAGGAGGCTGCTGCCGGCAACTGGCTGGCTCAGAAGGAAGTGCTGATCTGGTTGGAGAAGTGGATGGAGTTCATTTCTTGCTGCGTGGAGGCGGCTCCGCCCGATATAGGTTGACGAACCTGTCTCGCACGACGGGGCTTTCCAATAGTTGCTGCTGGAGTTTCGCTATGACCTTGTCGCGTCGTCGCGCCAGGGTTGTCTTAGGTATACCCACAACGCGGCCGACAAAGCGAAGAGACAGCCGAACGACCACAAGCATGTCGAAGATCCATCGTTCGTCTTCATCCAGCGTGTCGAGGGCGTCGGCGAGAACGTCGCGGAGTTCCAGCTGCTCCATGATGGATTCTTCGGGTTCGTCGAAAGGGGCGCTAGACATAAGCGCCTCTGCCGCCGAGAAGGGACGGTCGAACGCTGTGACCGACTGGCTTCGTGGGAGAAGCGGATCGTAGAGGGCCTCTTTGCGGCGTCCGTCATTCGATGACACTGTCGGTCCAGGGGAAGAGGGACGGTTTGAAACCGTAGTATGCTTTACCCTCTCGAAACGACCCGAATGTCGTTTCTCCCTGATCGATCAGTTTCGTGACCGTTTTCAGCGGCATGAATGCGTGCTGTTGTTTCGGTGTTGACCACACCCACAGCCATACCGGCATGTGTCCGTCCCACATTGTGAGAGCCGACAGTTTTTCCTGCTTGAGCTTGAGACCCTTGTTGCCGCATCCCATGACTTCGATCAGTGTGTTGACGGTGACGTAGTCGGGGGTGTATCGCAGGAACAGCGGCAGTGTTTGTATCGAGTAGGGCGGTCGGTTGAATCCGTACCGTGCCCACCCTTCGGTGCGTTCCTCAAACGCCCCTTCGGCTTCGTCGCCCATTGACCCGTACCTCTGATCCCACGGGAGGTCGGAGAACGGGCTACTCACTATTTCTTCTTCCGTGCGGAGAGTTTCTGCACAAGTCTGTCGTCGGAGTAGGCCACGCCGTTGAGTCCATCTTCAACCATTTTACACAGATTGGTGAGGTCAGCGGTCAATGGTGATATTTCTTCGTCGAGGGCGCTGATGGTGACGACGGTTTTCTTTGGGTGGAAGGTGAATGACAGCGATACTGGGCCGTCGAAGTATGGTCCTTTGTACAGTTCGGCGACGCGTTTTTCGGCGTCGAGGGTTTTCTTGTCGGTGTAGGCGCGGCCCCGTGCGAACCGTGGCCGGCTCTTCGACTTGGGTCGGCCAGGGATGGTGAATCGGTACGTCAACGAAACCCTCGGGGGGTCGGCGGGGTGTACCTGCCGCCCTTCTTCTTCTGGTGGTGGGGAACCTTCCGCTTCCTACTCATCGGGGCTTTCGCCAGATCGACGGTAAATGGGTTGCTTCGACTTCGCGTTTTTCGGCAAGGTCGACATACGGTCGGATAACAAAGACGCATGGTTCGCCGCCGTCCCAAAGCTCTGCTTCTTCCAGGTCTGTCATCGGGATACCGTCATGTGTGCTGCACACTGCAGGACCGCAAAAGTTCTGCTCGATTCCGTACTTCAACCAGTGGGTAAAGTCCATCATGTCATCGTCCCATCTTGATAGCTGCGTCATCAACCAGTTTGCGTAACTGCTTCTCTCCGCTTTCGCCTCGGGCAGCAAACTTCTGCCCCCATTTGAGGTCGCACTGGCGGGTCCACTCGTACACGGCGTCTGGCGTGTACTTCTGCCTGAACAGGGAGCAGGCAAACGAGAACAGTGCGAGGCTGCGGTCACCATGCGTTGGACCTTGGTCCCATATGTCTCTGGCTACGGCTTTGAAGTCGGCACCGATCTTCGTGCCGGTGTGGGTGAACTTCGGGGTGTGTAGAGGTCTGTTTGATGCCGGCGGTTGGTACAGGGAGGCCAGTTTGACGATCTGTTGACGGTTCACCATCGAATCGAACGCTTCGTTGGTGAACTCCTCCAAGCACAGGTTGCTCTCAGAGCCCCGTACAGCCTCCTGACGGCCTTCAGGGCGGTTCTGTGCATATGGTAGGCGTATTCCGTTGCCGAAGCCCTTAGCGGGCATCGTGACCTGTTTCGGGTACACCTCTTTGGTGGGGCTTTCAACTATCTGGCATGCAGCGAACATGGCGTTGCGGCCCATCTGAGCAGGAATGTCTTCTTTCAGGAATACCCACAGGTGGAAGCCTCTGGATCGGGAAGACTCAACCCACGACGGGATGCCGAGCTGGGTCAACAATCCCTGCACGTTGACGGCGTGGACATACGACGGGTCGCCTTCGTCCCAATCGACGGCGAGCCAGCCGACGTTGCAACTCGGAGATCCTTCGACCTCCATCAGCGGGTATACCCCCAGGCGGTATGGCCCCCACAGGTGGTTGTGGATCGCTTCCTCGAAGACTGGACCCTTGGCCGGCATTGGGGTGCCATCCTCGCCGCGCCACGGGCGGAAGTCTCCATCAGGTGTCTCCTTGGCGAGGGCGTTGCCTCGGAACAGGTGGCAGAACTTGTCGCCGATGGCGACACGATCAGTCACCGCATGTACCTGTCGTCGGGAGGGATGTCGTCGTCCCTGTACTCGCGTATCTGGCCGGTGTGCGGGCAGATGAAATACTCGAAGTCGCCGAGCCGGTTCGGAGGCCGCTTGTTCTTGTTGACCCGAATGTTGATCGACACCGAGTGGTAGCACTTCTCCACATAGGACAGCGACGGGTCGTCGCGTCGCCGGTACACGCCAAGTACCGCCAACGCTTCCTGCTCGCCACCGAACTTGCCGGCCGTGATCGTTGACGGCTTGTGCCGGTCTCCAGATCCACGGCCAGCCTGATGCACGACAGCGAGCGGCACAGACACTTCCTTGCACCACCGTTTCAAACCCTGCGCCTTGGCGACCACGCCGTTGTGGTCGGATTCGCCTGGTAGTAGTTCGAGGTAGTCGGCCATGGCGAAGTCGGGGTTGCGTTGCCAGTAGTCCTGAGCTTCCTTGAATGCGTCGCCCATCTGGCTGAACGTCAACGCTGCGTCGTTGATGAGGATCCTGTTGAACAGCGTCTTGGATGCCGTTCGGACCTCGTCGAGGACGGTCTGGTTGCCGTCCTTGATCTGCTGTTCAAGTTCTTCGCCGTTGCGGCCGTATGCCAGACAGTGGAGTTTCTGTGCGATGAGTTCGCGTGGCTCGTCGGGCGAGAACAGCAGGATGTGGGCGTTGGTGTTCAACAGTGCCGTGATGATCGAGTTGTACAGCACCTGCGACTTGCCGTTGTGCGAGTGGCCCACAACCAGGAGCATTTCGCCTCTGGCGAGACCACGCATGGCGAGGTCGACCTCTGGGAAGCCGAGCAGGAACCGACCCTCGTCGTTGCGGACGTAGTCGACGAACGAATCGAACGCCGTGGAGGTCGGTTCGATGTACCTGTAGTCGGTTGCGGGAGCAGCCTCCCCGTCGGAGGCCGCTTCCCGTAACCGCTGCTCGATCTGCTCAGGCGACAACGGCGCCGGCAAGTCTGCCATCACTCAACCCAATCAAAAGTTGGTTGAAGATCGATGAAGTTCATCCACTTCAACAGTTTCGGCAAGTTTACGGTCGGTCCAAATGCCAGAAAGTTGCCGTCAACCGTGTCGCAGCGAATAGCTGCTGCCAGACGCAGTCGGCGGAAACTGTTGACGCGCCCCATGTGTAGGTGGCACCCTCGCTTCAACGCCTCGGTGGCACAATCGGCGGCGTCAGCGGACTCTTTCCATGCCGTTGAACCGCCGATAAACCAGGCGCGTATCTGGTCCCACGGGATTTCGTCCATCATGTTCTCGACGCCGTCTTGAGCGACGAGAGCGGGCGGGTATCCCCTCGAAGAAAGCTCATCGAACCATGACTCCGAGCGTTCCAACGTGGCTTTAGCGTCACCCACAACATCGGGTGCCGTAGCAAACAGGACATCGTCATTCCATTTTCTGTCCAGAAACCGTTTGTATTTGTCGGGATTGAACCGATCTCCAAGGGTGTAGCACCCATTGTCGGCGCACCACGGAACGCCAGGGATGGTGTTGTGGGATCCTTCGGGGGTGATGATCATTCCCAGCCTGCTGGAGCGCATCGCATCACGAATCTGCTCTGTGCTAGGCGTTGCGAGATACAGCACGGCGAAGAGCGCCGACCAATAAAACGCTGGGAAGAACTAGGTAGATTTTCCCGATGGTCAGATCCACCCACCCTGACTTTGCGGCCACCCAACCAAACGCCAAGGTTAGAAATAGCAGAGAATCTACGATGGCACCAACAATGTTGGACACAATCACGGCTGCGGGCCACGATGACCTACGCATGGGGTCGTAGACGGCAAAGTCGGCGGTTTCCGAAATGAGAAATGCTGCCGTTGAGGCGGCGGCGAAGCTTGGTGCAGTCCAAAGTGAAACGCCACCACCCAGGAGAATGGCCGCCATGACCGGCAACCGACCCCCAATGTCGTGAAGCGCATCACGGACACCGAAGGTCGCGCCGGCAAAGTAGACACCAGCAGGCGCCATCAGCCCGAACCCTATTCCTACGATGCCCCACCGCTCTAATGCCCAGTTAGCCGCGGCAATGCACCCGACGAATAAGGCGAAGAGTCCGAAAAGGGTGACTCGTTTTGGGCGCGTCACGATCCGCACCGTGCGTGCATGTCCTCCACGTTGAAGACATGGATGCTGCCGTCGCCGGCCTGAATATGGGTCGGTGCGTCCGACAGCCACAACCCAATGCGCTTGTCGCCGAGACCGTACTTCGCTGCGCCCGCCTCAGAGATGTTGAAGTCCGCTGCGGTGGCCTTCCACTCGCCCGACTCCTTCTTGCGCTTGTTGTCAAACACGATGACCTTGCCGTCGTCGGTCTTCGTGCCAGCACACAGGAACGCGACGTTCCATGCGGCCTGCCGACCATCGGTAACGAAACCGTTCTCGTCGCGCTGGACGGGCTTGCGGGCACCCCGCGCCGGCTTCGCCGCCGTAGGAGCGGGTGGCGCTGGCGGAGCCGGCGGCGAGATGTCCGCACCAGGTGCCGCCACTATCTCGGCGCCTGGGAACGCTGCCTGCACCTGCTCGACAGGCGCAGCTGCCGCTGGTGCTGGCGCTGCAGCGACCGCAGGCGATGCTACCACAATCTCGGCGCCCCCAACGCGGTCAATGATGCTGTTGAAAACCGCTTCCTCAACGGCGAAGTAGTCGACCATCCCTTCTGCACCCTTGCCCATGCACACAGATCCAGCCACTTTGGCTGCCACCTGAGCGATAATCGATGTGTCCCTGTCAGTTAGCATTTCGTATTGCTCCTTCCCTTTCGGGTTACCAGTTCGCCGGCCGTGTGCCGACACCCAAGTGCTTCCCACGACATGCCGCCCAGTTCGGGCACCAGTCGTCTGAGCATTTCCAACCATCGTAGCGCATCGGCCATGACGGCAGCCGCGCTTCGATCAGGTCGGCGATGCTGTTGCACATCGGAACCAACGCAGCCCAATCCTGAGGGGTGCGTGTGACATCAATGATCTCAAGCTCACCGTTGGTGAGATAGCAGAACCTGAACGGTTGCGGCGACTCCAGGTCACCACGCTCACGGGCGCGAGCCAGCGTGTAGATCATCGACTGCAGGTCGTTGCGACGAACCAACCACGGGGCGTCGTGCTGGCCCGTCTTCCAATCCCAGGTCAGGTTCGGTTCATCGAGATCGCGGGTGCCGTGCAGGAAGATGCGACGGTTCTCGTCTTCGTGGAGGATGAACTCAAAAGGAGTTTCGATACCCACAGGGTCAAGATCAGGGAACACCTGCTCGTACCAGACCGAAAGCATCTGTACGGCGAGAGCGACCGTCGACTCGGCGGTAGTCGCTTCCTTGTTCCACTTCTGAATGTCGTCTACATGGTTGTCCCATTCCATGTGGAAGACCTCGAGAACGTCTTCGTAGGTCAGCTCTTCGCCAGCCATGCGTGCATGCAGGGCCGCTTCGATGGCTGCGTGGACGACGGTGCCCCGCACCATCTTGCTACCAGCCACATCGGTGGCGGTCTTGTTGCGAAGCGTGCGGGCCTGCTCAGGGCAGGCCAGAAAGGTATTCAACCAGGACTGTCGGAACCTGTGTTCGATCATGCCCACACCTTAGAGAAGGGTTGTGACATCCATCGGGGATCCTTATCAGATATCAGAAGATGGCCCTCGGGGCCATCATCAGATATCAGATATATCAGATAGAACCAGTCGTCCGCAACCGATGTTCGCGTGCCCGCAGAATCTTTGCGACACGGGACCGGCTC